CCGCCCGATCCCGAAGATGCACTCCAGTAAAAGCGGGCGGTAACGGTGCCGTTGTTGTAATTGGACGGCATTACAACAAGGGCTTGGGCAAACTCCTCCGTGCCTGTGTCGAAGAGTAGCTCGTCCACGTTGGCGCGGTTAGTCGCGCCGATTTCGCGGCTGTCCACGCCGCATCCGCCTGTTGTGCGCGGTATCCATGCCGAGGCTGGAATCCAGAGGTTTGTTGCGCCGCCTGATCCGCCGCTCGCCGCTGCAAACGAAGGAGCCGACGATGCGCCGTTGGAAGTCAGCACCGTGTTGGCCGCGCCAAGGGCAAGCTCGGTCACTTGGCCGCTGCCGTTGGAGTAGAAGACCGACCAGTTGGACGCCGTGTGGTCGCTGGTTCCTGTCATCGCGTGGCTGCGAGTGTGGAAGCGCGAATCGTCGCCAGCCGCAACCGTGTTGGCCCCTGTGCCGACTGTTACCGAAATCGCAGGCGTGGTTCCGCCGCTTGAAACGATGGGTGCGGTTCCTGTGACGCTGGTGACGCCTGCGGCTGCGGGGTCAGCAAACTCGACGCCGCTCAAGTCCGACTTCGTGCGGAGCACTTGGTTGGCCGTTCCGAGCGCGAGAGTCGTGACTGCGCCTGCTGTGGTGGTGACGAGGACGCGGCCAGAATCGGAGCCGACTTGCCCCGAAGAATTGATGTTGCCGTGAGTGTGGTCGCCTGCGGCCACATGAGAACTTGTCGTGCCGACAGGAAGGTTGAACACGGGCAAAGTGCCATCCACGGCTTCTGGGTCGTTAAGTTTTTGGCGGTGAATAGGAACGCCGTCAGGCGACCACACTCCGTTGCCTTCGTAAACAAAGCGATAAATGCGAGTAAAGCCATCGCCAAGTGTTCCGCGCACTGAACCGTCAGTCTGGCGCAATGTAATGACGCTGCTGCTGCTGATATAGCCCTGCCTAAGAATAAAAATGTCTCCGACTTCGCTTCCCGTGGTTGGAAGCGTCACAAAATAAGGCGTCCCACTTGTTGCAGATATTTCAAAGATTTTCGCGCGAGCGTTGCCTAAAGTGGTGTTGCCAGTGATAGTGACAGGCTCAAAAGAAAACAGGCTTTGTGCGCCGATCGATTGCGGCGTTATCGGATCACTCCCCCCCGAGGCGTGGCTTGCCGCGTGGGCAGTCGGGGTGCGGGAGTCGCTTAATCTTGCGTCATTGCCTTGGCAAGCCGTGCCTGCGGATGATCCAAACGTCACGCCGACATTGCTCCCACTAATCGCCAGCCCTGTGCCAAGGCCGATTTGCTGCACCCCGCCGTTGCCGCTGCCGTGGCGTCCGAGGAGATGCTCGCTTGAAATGGTTTGCAGCTTTTCCAGCGTCACGGCATTGGCCGCGATGTTCGCCGTGATTGTGCCGCTGTCCGTAATGGGCGAGCCGGAAATCGTAAGATCCGTCGATGCCAGCGCAACGCTCGTCACCGAACCGCTGCCCGATCCTGCCGCTGCCCACTCGGTATCGTAGTTTGTGGCGCTTGCCTTGCGTAACACTTGGCCTGTAGTGCCGCCGACCGGGACGCCTTGGCCTGTCGCGCCCTGCGGCCCCGGCACGGCAATCTGGATGACCTCCGTGCTGCTGGCCGTGCGGATGGTGAGCGTCTCGGCCATGTTAGCGGGTGATTTCGCGGGACACCACGGCGCGGCCTTCCATGAGGCGGCGCACGTTGCCCGAAGGCGATTGCACTTCGAGGTCGTAAAGGTAGGTCGCCGCCGTGATTGCTGCGCTGGAAATGGCCGAGTAGGACAAGCCGATTGTGCCATTACTCAAGGCCGTCATCGTGCTGGTCGCCGTGGAAAGCGAAACGGTGGGCGATGCAGCCTCTGCCGTGGCGCGAAGCATCATGCGGGCGATGTAGCCCGTAAGGTCAACGGGTGCGCCGTCCGCCTCCCAGACAATCGAGGTGTCCCATGTCTGGCCTTGCGGCAGACACAGATCAACCTCGGCGGGGCATTTGCCGTAGAGTTCGCTGCTCATTTGTTGCGGTCCCTCCAAGTCTTGCGCGCCGAGACAACGGCAATGAAAAGCCCCAAGGCTAAAGCGGACACCCTCATGCCCGTCTCTAAATGCGGTAGCAGGCTAACCAGCACCGAGCCAAGCGAAGTGGTCACACCGATGACGGGTCGCGAGAGAAAATCGAGAGGGTCGTGAAAGCTCATGGTGTCCATGCTGTAATAATGCCGTTTGAAAACGTCACCGTGTTTGTCGAATAGTTCGTGCCATCGTAGGCAACAAAGGTCTTGCTGCCGCTGATACCCGCGGTGTTGGTCATCGCGTAGCCGCCTTGTGCTGATGCGCTGGCAAGATAGCCCCATTCGGTTGCGTTAACCGAGCCGCCGCTTAAAAACTGAATAGTGCTGGAATTGGTATTTGTCCCCGCTCCGATTTGCGCGGCAGATGCCGCCGCCGCCCGAGCATTGGCTCCTAACGCAACCGTGTTGGCGTTGGTTGTGGTTGCATCTCGGCCAACTGCAACCGAGTTGGCTGCCGCCGTTGTGGTTTGAGTTTTTGCATCGGGGCCGATTGCGGTGTTTCCGCTCGCGGCCAAACCCGCGCTTGCTCCTTCGCCCAGAACAACGCTGCCCGCCGCTCCTGTTCCCACCAAAAGAACGCCAATGCCACTGAGCGAGGACAAATAATTTGTGCCCCCGGTGCCGCCGTTAGCCAGAGGCAGGGCGGTGCCGCTTAGTGTAACGGCCAGAGTTCCATTGGTAGTAATCGGTGAGCCACTAACTGACAAGAAGGTCGGAACGCTCATGGCAACTGATGTCACGGTGCCGCTGCCACCCCCACCGCCTGCATTGGTTGTCCAAACAAGACCAGTGGCGTTGCTGTTGAGAGCAAGGATGCGGTTAGCGTTTCCGCTGTATGCAGGTAAAAAGGCTTCGATGGCGGCTGCTGCTGTAGTCTGTCCGCTGCCGCCGTTGGCAATGGCGACAACGCCCGTGACGTTGCTGGCTGTTCCCGTGGTGTTTTGGTTAAAGGTCGGAAAATTAGTCAGCGCAGCAGCATTGCCGTTTGTGCGAAGAAGTTCTGCCGGGAAGTTCGTCAGGCCTGCCGCATTTCCGTTTGTGGTCAGTAACGATGCAGGGAAGTTGGTCAATAGCGAAGCATCTGTGACGGTGTTGCTCACAGGCAACCACTCAACGCCCGCTTCGTTAGTCGTCACGGCAAGCACCCGACCCGCGTTGTTGCTGAAGGCGGGATAAGTCGCCACTCCGGTCAAGCCGCTGCCGTTTCCGTTTGTCCGCAAAAGTTCGGCGGGGAAGTTGGTTAGACCGCCAGCATTGCCGTTGGTGCGAAGCAATTCGGCGGGGAAGTTAGTCAGCGTCGAGGCATCCGTGATCGTCACGTTCGTTAGCGAAGACCCGTCCCCGCCCGCCAGCGCAGTCAAGTTGGTGTTGGCGGGCTGAAACGCCGTGGCGTCATTAGTCGCCGCCGTTCCGAGGCCAAGCGCAGTGCGTGCGTTGCTGGCATTGGTCGCCCCGGTTCCGCCGTTGGCAAGCGGAAGAACGCCGATGGCATTGCTCAAATTGGCGTTGGGCAAGTTGGTCAAGCCGCTGCCGTCTCCGTTGGTGCGGAGCAAAGATGCAGGGAAATTGGTTAGTCCCGCCGCATCTCCGTTTGTGCGAAGCAGGCTTGTAGGGAAGTTAGTAAGATTAACCGCGCTGCCGTTGGTAGTTAAGGCGCCAAGCTCCGACATTAAGCCAGCGTTGCTGCTGTTAGTCAGCGCGGGCAGGCCAAGCAAAAGGTTGCTGCGGGTCGTGGCGGCATACCCGTTGGTCGTAAACTCAAGCGGCCCGTCAAAACGCAGCGCAGATCCCCATTGAACCGTGCCATTAGTAGTGACGATTAGGGCGCGCGTCTGCCCGTAAGCAAACGAACAGAGCGCCAGCAGCGCGATGATTACATTCTTTGCAGCCATACTTTTTGATTGGTAGTTGTTGCGTAGTCAGCGGGGCGAAGGATGCCATTTGCGACATCTGTTGCTTGTGTTCCGCTTGTCAGTTGCCACATTTCGGGAACGCCATTGACTACAATAAACACCACAATGCCCGTTGGGTAGGTGCCGTTAGCCGTAACGAGGCCATCGAGGTTTGTTCCGCCGCCGCCCTGCAGTCCTGCTATGCCAGTTTCTACGCGCATGAATCCCGCGTTGTAGGTCGCAACCGGAGGAGTCGGCTGAGTGGCGGCGGTAATAATGTCCGAGGCAATCGACGCCTGCGTGGTGTAGGTCTGCGTGCTTGATCCGCTGGCGGTTGCTTCAACTTCCATTGTAAGCGAAGCGTTTTCCCCTGCGCTGATAAGGTCGCGCACGCCCATCGTGTTGAAATCAAGCGTGCCAACCAATCCTTTGGCGGCGGCAAGAGTGCTGGCGACAATTTCAATCTGCGGATAGTCGCGGCCCGTTGAGCCGTTGGCGTAAGTCAGCGTGAAGAACTGACGCGGAACGCCGCTGACAACGATTTGCGGAAGCCCGCTGTTGTTAAACCCTGCGGCGGCAATAGTTTGCGAAGCCTCAAAGGCTGAAGAGTCGAAGGGTATTTCTTGCGTCGTAATGTCGGCAATGGTTGCTGTGCCGCCCGTGGTGGCGTTGGCCGTAATGGCTGTGCCGCCTGCCGTTGTCGAAATGCCAAACGTGTCGTTGGTCCGATTGACCACATAGTAAGTCGCATTGGCAAAGCTCGACGCCGAAATGGTAAACGCCGAAAGCGCGACTTGTTGCCCGTTGTAAAAACCGTGCGCGGCGGCGGTAAAGACGCCCGCGCTTACCGTGCTGACGCTGACGGAGCGAGACGGGAATTTGATTGAGTAAGTGCCCTCGGCTGGCTCGCGGTTAAATATGTATTTTTGCTGCTCGGAAGTCCCCGCCCCGCCCGCGACTTCCGTGCTGACAGTGGCGGTAACAGCGGTGGGCAGGGCCGAGAAAGTGCTGGCGAGGACGGCGGGCTGGCGCTCAAAGACAAGATCAAAAATGAGCGGCTTGGTTGCCGCAGCGGCCTGTCGCTGGATAAAGCGGATATTTGCGGCAGGGGCTAATTGATTGTCGTCGCTGGCTAGGCTACTCACGCTTCCGGTGTTGTCCGCTCCGACCGTGACGATGAAGCGCGGCATTTCCCCGGTGACGGTGCAAGCCCCACCGCTAAACAAGCCCGCATTGGCGTTGAGTGCGTCGAGGGCGGTTTTTAGCTGGGCGGCAGTGACCGAGTGCGCCAAGGCCGAGCTTGTCCCGGTGCCGTCTGAAATCTTGAAAGTGCCGCTGGTCGCGTTGCCCGTGTTGCCGATGGCGAGCGTGACTGTATTGGCCGAGTAATCGGCAAAATCGTAGGGGCGCAGCGCACTTGTCGAGGGCTTGAGGAAATAAAGCTCAATCGACTCTGAGTCGGCTCGCGTAAATGCGGCAGACGAGGCGGGAAGTGTCGTGCCGAAGCCCGCCACAAACTGCCTTGCTTGAATGTCGATGAAGAAACGCCGAGCCTGCACCTTGGGCAAAGGCGCGTGTCAAAGGGGTGTTAGTATTGATCGGCGCGGTCGCAGCACCCCGAAATGATCTCGCCCTCGCGGAACTGGTCGGATTCGCTGACGGCATAGCCGCGATATTTCTGGCGAATGCGGAAAAAGTCAGAAGGAGCAAAGCACCAGAACTGATCGGCTGTGCGGATTTGCGCCACTGCCTTGCATTCGGCCAGATAAGCCAGTGGCATTTTCGTGGCTTTGGCGTAAATGGTTTCGGCGGAAACGCAAATCATGGGGCGCTTGATGACCACACTGCTGACGCTGAAGATGTGCCAGAAATCGATGTATATTTGCTAAAAAACAACACGCCCGTAAATTGTTCGCTGTATGCCGGTATCGTAGCACCGTTTCCGTTGCCAAAACTAACAGGTATGCTGATACCTGTTTGCTGTCCCAAGCCCCCGCCAGCATTTACTATTGGCGGAACATCGCCGATGTAGGTTCTGGCCCACGAAGAAGCGGAAGCCTGCCTGCCTATGCCGCAGCTTTGTTCAACGCCTCCGGACGCGATAATATCAAAAAAAATACTGTATGTGTCGGTGGCCGGGTCTCCTTCAAGATAATGATTGTATGCAACTGTTGCTTGATTATTTGAGATTGGAGAGTTTGAAGTTGTGCAACGATTGGCTGGTGAACTTACGTTTATTGTCGTCTGAACAGTCCCTGCGGCTTGGCATGTCCACAATGGTTTTCCTTGGGCGTCATTGAAAAGGCTGACTGCCGTTGCTGACGCCGACCCTGTAAACGAAACGGCCATGATTCCGCCCGCATAAAACGCTGCGTATTCGCTTGAAGTGATGCTTATGCGGTAAGCGTTAATAAATTGATTGCCATTGCCAGTGCCGAGTAAGGGACAAAAGACAACTGGCTCATCTTCACAGCAGCACGGAACCCCGCCCGGATTAGTCCACGGCACTATGTGGCTCGCCGCCATTTACTCCCACTCCGTTCCCCAGACATACATTGTTTGGCCGTCGCATCGCTCGACCTGTCGCCATTCGGGGGTTCCGCTTGGTGGAGGTGTCGACCATTGCGTTGAGCCGCCCACTGTTGTCATTAGTGACCCGTCAAGCCCCGGACTGATTGCTTGAGTTAGCACAGAACCTTGAACAGTGAGCGCGCCGTCTCCCGTAATGATTTCCTTGGTTATGACTTCCCGAACCGCTTCTAAATTGGTTGGAGCAGTCAGCATTTTGTCCAAGAACAGCGTCAATTGCCAACCTTCGGGCGTTTCGGTTACAGCATACTGGCGCGAGGGTCCATCGGTTGCCAAAGGGCGCACCCGTCGAAAATTTGAATCCAACATCTCTGACGAAATCGTTGAAGCGCCTTTGTCGTTTTTAAATTCGTGAAGTTGCATTAGCTAAAAACAACGTGCGAGTAAGACTCTTGATGACCAATTTGATAGTCGTAATTTCTTGAAAAAGTAGCTTTTGTTGGCGTGTTGCTTTGTCCTGTTGCGCCACCGGACGACAACGACCAGCCCGCGTCCTGTTGGGCGTCTTGAGCCTCAAAAATGCCAGTTGATGTCACGCTGTTTGTTGTTTCGCCTCGTTGATTGCGAGTTTGGCGTGTAGACTGCACGGTCTTTCGCGTTAATGTCGCGCCGTCAATTCGCGGGGTGGTGCTGTTGATTTGCTCCAGAGTAATGTTTCGCAAATTAAAAATGTCTCCAATGCTGCCGGGGATGATTGTGATCTCTCTATTGGTTCCTTCTACTGTGACGCTGATCGACATATAATCAAACGATGCGACAATGGGATTTTCTTCGGCCCCTTGGTAGTCTCGTATCCAAGTAATGTTCCGCTGGTCCGTCGCTGTTGTAACTACATAGTCTGTCTCCACCCCAGCCGAATAAGTTGCCGTAAAGTAGGTAAGTCCGTTGACTGTTTCGCTTTGCAGGTCAATCAATGTTGGCGTTTTAGTTAAATTAAGCAGGAGCAGTTGCGGCAATATCGGCGTCGGTGGCGCGCCGCCGCTTTGAAACTTTGGCGCGTGCGTGTTGGCAAACTGCGACAGGCAAACGTAGCTGGCCGTATAAGTGACTTGCCCGCGATCCGTTGTGGCAAAGTCCCGCTTGAGGACGGCAAGCCCTCCGGCGGTCAGATTGGCGTTGGCTTTGACTATTGAGGCCATTTTAAGCGAGGACGGGTTGCGGGAGTTTGGTGTTTAGTTCGGCCAGCAAATCAACGGCTTTTTGAAGGGTCGGCTCGGAGGCCACTTCCTCCTGCGCCGTGGCGGGCATGAAGGAGGCCGAGGATTGCCGTGCCATTTCCTCGCGGGTTGCTTGTGGCATGGCGTTTTGCTGCATTTGCAACTGCGGAGGGGCTAAATTGGTTGATGGCTCGCCGAGGGCGCGAATTGCTTCTGCGGCTTTTTCTTTATACTGCGCTTGCAGCGTTTCGAGACGACGAAGCTGCTCGACCCTTTCTTGAGTAGAAGCATGGATTGCTTCAACTTCGTTTTGATAAATTTGATTGAGTTGCTTAAAAAACTGGTCTGCCTTGCTCTCCGGTTCTGCAAGCTGACGCAAGCGATTAAAAGCAGCGGTCGCTTCCTGTTCTTGAGCGGCAACGTCAAATGTCTGAAGCTGTTGCTTTGGCGTGTTGCGAGCAATATCTAAGAAGCGATTGGGATTGTTGCCCATCGCACTGCTCATGTCTTCCCGAATCCTTGCTGACTGCGACCCAAGTTGCTCGCCGAGCTTATCAAGTTCGGCCATAGTTTCTTTTGCAAAAGGAACCATTCCGCCTGTGACTTGATTAATAAGGCCAATAGCCGTTTTGAGCGTGCTGTAAAAAGCCTTGTTGCCCCAATTTATCATCGCTTCCATCGCAAGAATAAATCCGCGCGTCAGGTCTTTTTGAGTGCCGGGGTCGGTTAAATATTTTTGCCATACAGTGCCAGCATGCACAACCGCATCAACCAGCATATTTCCGGCTTTCATTGCATAGACTAACAATTTTTCTCCAAAGGCAGTAAAAGCTATCCCCGGATCTTTCATCGCCCCGCTAAACATTTTGGCAAAGTTTTGACCCGCCGCTGCTGTATCAATCTCAGAAATAGCTTTAGCCAAGTTCTGCGTGCGTCCGGTCATTTCATCCAAAAAGCCAAGCATGAACTCCATCGGCTTCGCTGCGATAGCCTTCTGCACTCGGTCGCCAAACTCATCAATTCCGCTAGAATTGCGGTTTAGGATCTCAACAACGCTGCCAAGCTGCTTGGACGCTGCTGCCATTTCGGCGCTAAAGTTATTGATGAGTGGAATAAGTCGCCCGCCTATTCGCGTGCCAAAGACATCTTGCGAAGCATTAAGGCGGTTGTTCTCGTTAGTAAGCCCAGCAACAGCGCGCAAGAGCGTCTGAAAACGCTCAATCGGCGTCTTGTTCTTTAGATCGGCGAAGGTAACTCCGAGCTTGCTGGCTGTTGCCACTGCCTCGCCTTGTCCCTTTTCAAGCTGCTGAATAAACTCGGTCATCTTGGCCAGCATCGGCATCATCTTTTCCCCGCCAACTCCGGTATTATCAAAGGCGCGTTCCAGCACGGCAAGGTTGCCCGCCGATTCTCCGGTGATTTCGGAGAGGTCATTCATCCTGCCGCCAAAGTCCATTGCTTTGTTAAAGGCCGAAATGGCTTGCGTAACTCCAACATAAGCGGCGGCAAGGCCTATAACGCTGCGGCCGAGGTTAGAAAACGAGCTTTGCATCCGCTTGGCCGAGGCGGAAACCGCACCCATGCGCGTTTGAAATCCAGACAGCTTGTTCTCAAGCCGCTGAATCATCGCCGCAACGCCTTGATCTTTCGCTGCGAATGTTGCTGTTACATCTGCCATTCTATGCTGCCTTTGCTTTGAGCTGACTTCTCAACTCGGCCATGACGGTGCGGTTCATGTATTCGACGAACTTGCGCTTGGCGATGTCGAGGGCGGACTTAACCTGTCGCGGCGTAATACACTGCGAGGCCCAAGGCGTGAGATTGGTCATGATGACCTTTGTGTCGATGCGCGTAGGGGCATACTGAACCTCGGTGCGGCCAAGGGCGCGGTTGGTGTGCCGCGTAACCCACTGCGGTATGCCGCGCGTGCGAACCGAGGCCATTTTGACCGGAACCTCTGTCGCGCATTTCGACCATCCTGCCTTAGTAAAGCCGACTTTTTTTTGAATGCTGGCAATGTAGCGGTCGAGTCGTCGCTTGGGCTTTAGAACAAGATGCGACTGAAAGGCGCGTTCCTTAATTCTCATGCGCGGCCCGCGCCGAGCTTCTTGATGTATTACCGGATCAATGTCCTCCAAGACGCCCTTCCAATTAAAATCGTTAGCAAGCTTGCGAAGCGCCTTGAAATTTCCCGCCGCCGCGTATCCGTTCACGCGATTGTAAAACTTGAGCGTAGCCTCGTCAGAGTTAAATCCTCGCCTGCTTTTGCGCTCCTTGGCGCGATAGCTATCCTGCGCGGCCTCAGTCAACGCTTCAACAAAGCCGCCGTAGGGTTCCGGTGTGTAAAACACCTTGCCAATGTCAGAGGCAATGGCTCGCTCGCCAAGCGCCTTTGCTCCCTTGTCTTTTCCATAGGGCTGCGTGTTGTGCGCCAGATTCACGCAAGCCACCCGCGCAAACTGAAACAACGTCTCCTGCGAGTCGCGCTTCATAATGCGCTCAAAGTGACGCAACCTCCCGCGAAGGTCACTTGTGTTGGCGATGGCTTGAATCTGCATGAGCAAGGCTTTTTCTCATCTGTGCCAGAATGTCCACCGCCCCGACACTATCCTCGCCGCGCATCGGCACAGACCAGCGCACGGGCAGACCCTCGCGCAGATTGTGAAACAGGATGATTTGCAGGCCCAAGGCCAACGGTAGTCGCCGTGCTATGTAGTCGTGCGACCAGCCCGTGTGTTTGGCGATCAGCGCGATATACGCCGCTTGCCAGCACGGGCTTGGCCTTTTCCCGGCATTGCCGCCCCCGCTCCCTTGGCCGTGGCGTCGATCTCGCTCTGCGCGGCCATATACTCGTTGAGCATAGCTTCGATGACGGGCATGACTTCCTCAAGCGTGGAAAGCCCCGCCAATGGTCCATTCATAAGCTCACGCAGGCGTTCGCGCAGCGCGGCCTTGTCCGTCATGTTGTCGGCCACCTCGTCAATGTCGGCAGAGTGAACGTAGATAAATTCGGCCACGCCAAGGACGGGGTTATTGCGGACGATGCGCCCCTTCTCGTCACGAAAGACGAAGTAGTTTTTAAGCTCCCAAAGGTAGCTCATCGACTCCATTGTCGGGGCGCGGAGGGTCATGCCCCGGAACGTGCGCGGCTTTCCCAGCGCCCCGCTGGTCAGCAATTCCTCGCGGGTTGCGGTTTCCAAGATTTCTTCGTCGGTGTGAAGGTCGGTGTCTTTCATAGATAGCGGCTCATCTTTTTGACTTCATCGGGCGAGGCGTCCTCGCGGAAATAACCCATGCGCTGCTCGGACTCCCCGACCTCGACCATGCGCGGCGTGGCCTTGACGATGGAAAGCGCAACATCGCGCCAGACGGAATTTGCGTAGCACTGCGCTACGATGTCCTCGGACTTGGCAAGCTCGGCGGCAAAGACAAGACGCTCGCGCAGGGCGGTTTCGGACTCATCGCCCGGATCACGCGCTTCGATCTCGACCCATCTTGCCGCCAGCTTGTTGCACGTTTCCAGCGATTGCTCCGAGGCAGGATTAAAAAGGAAGGTGACGATAGTGCGCCCGTCTTTGCGGACTTGGCGGGTGCAGGGCGGTCGGCGCAGCGTGTGACCGCAAAAAAGCAGCATCGTCGCAAGGCGCGTGCTGCTGGTCAAAAATACTTCGTCCCGTTTGTCGGCTTCAATTTTCATTTGTGAATTTCGGGCGGGGAGATTACGCGCTCCCCGCATCGCGTTTTAGAATGTTAGAGCAGCGGGTATTTCGTCCCTTCGACGGCAAACGTGGTGAAACCTTCGCTTGTTTGGGTGCGGGTCGTGCTGTCCACGATGACCGAGCCGCCCGTAATGCCGTTGCCGCTGACCGTGCTGTTAAGCGAGAGGGCTACGCCGGGAGCGGCGGCGGCAACTCCGGTCGTGCCATTGATGACGCCATCAAGCGAGATAGTCGCAGTGGGCTTATAGTAAGACACTGCGATTACGTCACCGTCTTCGTCCATGACCTCGGCTTTTTCGCGCTGAGTCGTGTAACTGAAATTGTTGATGATGATGCCCGTCTCTGCGGTGCAACCAAAAACGACCGACGCTGCGGCAGAGGAAGAAATGACTGTTGCGGCCATGCCAAGCCGCTTCTGTCAACCTACTCGACGTAGAGGCGCGAAACGTGAACGGCGAAGCGCATCGTGCGGACGGCGTGCCGCTCCTCGCGGGAAAACTCCATCGTCCCTTGGCGAACAATGCCGTGCCAGCGCACCGAGGCGCGGGAGTCGGAGAGGACGGTAAAGAAGGACGGGTCTTCGACTACGGCCACGACCGCTGACCATAGCTGATCGGTGTATTCGGACGGCGCGGGGTCGCTGTCGTTAAGCTTGTCCATTAAGGTCATTGCGGACACGGCAACCTCGACTTCATAGACATCGCCCGTGGGGATCGACTCGCGCAGGCGGGAGGCGCGAACCACTACGGCGGGAAGCTCAAGGTCGGTGCCGACATCGGCGCGGGTCACGGCAAGGTTGGACAGACCGCTATAGGCCCGAAGGTTGAAGGACAGCAAATCAGTGACAGCCTTCTCGACCGCTTCTTCCAGCGGTTCCGGAGCGCGGCGGCGGAGCGTCTGATAACTTAGCGGCGGTGACTCTGGCATGAGAAGATGAGTTCTTGCCCGTCCTGCGAGCGTTCAATGCTGATGACCCGATAAATCGTCGTAACCCCGCCCGACAAGACAGAGAGCTTGCTGCCGACCTTGACCGAGCGGGTCGTGGCGGTGGCCTTTACGTGCAGGCCGACATCGCGCGAGGGCATAAAACCACCTTCTTCGATGTCCGCACCCGTCGTCGCCATCGTCACGGCGGCACTGAAGGTCGCCTCGCCAAAGGTCACGGTCGCGGGCAAGTCCGCGATGATAGAATCAAACTCGGCGGCGAGCCGTGTAGTGTCCAGCGCCATGCTATGCCGCCTCTGTCAAGGGTTTCTGAAGGGTCGTTTTAGCGCTGTCGAACTGGTAGCGGTGCAGGACTTGCGGGATGTGCGCCTCGGTCTTGGCCTCGACCCATAGATGGCGCAGCCACAAAACGTCTTCGTGATGCGTCACGCCGTTGGCATCGACGAAAGATTCGGGGACGCGATAAGCGGCGGCAAGGTCGCGCTTCCAAGCGCACCAGAACCACGGCGGGCGCTTGGTCACGCTACCGGGGCGGAAGGGTTCCATCTCATTGCCAAGGCGGCAGTTGATCCGCCCCTGCATATCATCAACCACAGCCCACTGATCGTAGGTAATAACGTCCGCGCCGTGATCCACGTTTTGCAGAACAAGCTCAAAGTAGCCCTCCAGCAGAAGGTCATCATCATCAAGGAAGGCGATATAGTCGCCCGTGGCCGCACGTAGAAGCTGGTTGCGCTTCTCCCCGATGTTCTGCCAGCGATTGTCGCGCAGCATAAGCAACTCCACGGGGCGGTCGCCTATGCGGTTCTCAAGGCTGCGGAATAGCCGCTCGGCTACGTCAGAGCGGCGGGTAATGGTCGGGATGAGGATAGATAGCTTGGCGCGTTTCATGGGTGTTCGGGATGTCTGGTTTGAAAGATTGCTTTGGCGCGGGTGTATTCCTGCGGGTCGTTGCCGCGCTCGTAGGTCGCGTCCATCTTCACTTTGTCGTTGAAGAACGGATGATGATGGCGAATGACGATTTGGGGGGCGTCGATGATTGCCCCTGCCTTGGTCGCGGTCACGGTCAGATCGTTGTCGGAATACACGTTGCGATATTCCCCGTGGAACAATCCGTTCTGCTCATACCAGCGGCGAGTGACGATGGCGCACGTGATTAGCCCATCCGTGCGGTTGCCGTCCGAGACGCGCAGGACTTGGGGCGCAAAGATGTTTTCTCCTAACGCCTCGACAATGAGGCGATCCCAGCCTGCGGGCGGTTCAAAGTCGTCGGCAAGCTGCACTAACACATCGCCAGTAGCCCATGCCGCTGCCGAGTTCCACGCGGCAACGGAGCAATCCCCTGCGGAGATTACGTTGCGGAATCGCCGCAGCTTGTCGCGGGATTCCTCGTCATCGGCGTCGATGGCGAAGATGTGTTCAACGGCCAGCGGGTTCTCTGCGCGAGACATCCACAGGTTCATTGCCTGTATTGCTTGCGCCCAGCGGCCACGGGTGGCGTGTAGGAGCGAAATGCGGGGCTTGCCGCCGTCCTCAAGCATCTTGGACTCTACCTCGCGCGCCTTGGTTTCGTTGCGCTCAAGGCGATGCGCCCATGCGAGGGTTGCGTAGCCCTTCCATCCGTAGCAATCGGGTCGGTGCGTCCATTCCGGTATCTTAGGCAGCGGGATGGTCAGCGTATGCTCGGCGGTCTGCAGCGCGTCCCCGGTCTGCCCTGCGTCCATTTGCAGGAGGGCGAGGATGTTGTGGGCCTCGCGGCGTTGCGGGTTCAGCTTGATCGCTCGCTGGCAAAGGTCTTGCCCGTGCGCGTTCTCCCCGGCGAGCAAGGCGAGGTTAAGAAAGACCTCGTAGCGATAGACTCCGTCGAGGTCTTGCATCCGCAAGGCTTCTAGCCCGTAGCGCACGGCTTCCTCGCGCTGGCCTAAAAGGTAATACTCGTAATGAAGGTAGAACGCCAAGTGCTGCGCTTCTTGGTAACGCCAGCGCAGGATGTTGATGTTTCGCTCCTGCGATCCGCTTTTGTCGGCAATCGGCTCATGCACCACTTTAATGTCTCGGCGCACCCGCACCTTCAGCGATTCCTTGTCCTTGTCGCCAGATACTGGAACACACTTTTCATGGCATCCGTGAAACCATGCCGCCGTTCCGGTGCGGAATAGTCGCTCGCGCCACACAGACTTCCCGTGATTGGGAAGGACATACTCGGCCAGAATCCAATCCTCTTGTGTCTCGGCGCAGGCTTTGCGGATCGTCTCGCCCATGCCTTCTGGCAGCGTATCGTCACAATCCATCCACATCAGCCAATCCGCCCCTGTATCCGCGCCAAGGCGGAAGGCTTCGTTGCGAGCGGCGGCAAAATCATCCACGAAAGGCCACGATGCGGTCGCAGGGCTGTTGTGGTATTCCCCGACAATGCACCCGCGCTCACGGGCGATTGCGAGCGTAGGATCGGGTGTCTGGCCCCCGATGGCGCGGACTACAACAACGGTGTCGGTGACGGAGAAGGCAGAGTCGAGGGCACGGTCAATGACGGCTTCCTCGTTGCCTGCAATCAAGCAGACGGCAATTTTCATCTGCCCTGCCCTGTCTGTCAAAAGGACTTCTTTTGCCAAAATCTTCGAAAACCTCAGCGCGCTAATGTTCGAAGATTGAGTCAAAAAGCAGAAACCCCGCCTCCCGGCGGGGTTTCAGTGAACACACAGAACAGTTTTTTAGGCGTAGCTTGTGTCGATACCGATGGCGCAGGAGGTGTCGATCAGCTTCTCCGCCGTGTTGTGGCGGCAGCGGATGACGTTGCTGCGGCGGGCTTCGTCGCGATAAGTCTCGGTGACCAGCGGTGTCGGGCTATCCTCGTTCCAGAGGAGAGTGCGGCCAAGGCCGCCAGCCGTGAACTCACCCGCGCCGAGTTTGGCGAGGACGATCTTGCTGTTGCCCCAGATGAAGCTGCCAGAGTAGCTCTGACCTTTCTTCGCGCCGTTCTTGGCAGCGCGCCCGATAAGGACGCGCGACACATTGAGGGCGGCGGCAACTTCCTCGGCGGTCGCGGGGCGAGCCTGCGACACGTTCTTGACGGGGCCGAAGATGTTGTTGAGGAGCTTGGTCGTGCGGCGAACGCGATTGAACACCGGGAGGGACATGATCACCGTGTCGGCAACCACGTTTTTCTTCGCGAGTTCAGTCTGCGCGTCATCAATGTCTTTGGCGAGGTCGAGGGTATCGACCGAGCCAGCGGTGTAAGCAGCCGAAGCCGAGATCGCGCTGATGCTGCTACCGAAAACGAGGTCGGCAACGCGCTGCTCATGCGAGAGCAACAGGCTGTTGTTGAGGAAGGTCGCGCTGGACACTTCAACGTCGAAGTAGCGGCCAAGGTCAGCGGAAGTCTCGTCGGGCAGAAGCTCTTCGAGTTCGTAGCTGGTGGTCGCGTAGTTGTCGGTGGTGAAGCGGCGGGTGACGCGGCTGCGATTTGTTCCCGGATCGGTCTTGAGCGCGTCGAGGTTATAAGCCTCACCGCCGCCGAGTTCGATCTTCACATACTCGCCCGACCTTGCGGCAACCGAGTAGATCGGAAGCACTTCAAGCCCGATAAGGGGAAGCGCGTTGCTGTTGGAAGCCGCCTCGAAAACTGCTTGCGAGATTTCGGCGCGGGGAAGTGCGTTGCTGTTAGCGTATGCCATAGTTTTGTCCGGTTAGAAGCTCTTGAGAGGAACAGCGATTTCGATGATGTCGCTGGTCGTTCCGCTGTTGATCGCGTAACCCACGGTCACGCCGCCAGCAGAAGCAACCTTGCCATCCGCAATCGCGTGAACAGCGGAGCCTGCGGCAACGCCTGCGCCCGAAACGGTGGCGAGGTAGGTGGGGTTGAAAAGTTTTACGTTCACAGTCTGAGCCGCCGAAGCGTCATCCTGCGTCATGCCGATAGCTGCGCCGTTTGTGGCGGCAACAACTTGATTTTCCGTCGAGTCGAGTTTGACGAGACGGAACGCGCTGATCGCGCTGGTAGCGACGAACGAGCGATTAGTGGAGTCAACTTGTGAGGCCATAGTGTTTTATTCGATTAGAGAGTGCGGATTCCGCTGTTGCGTGCAGCGATGAAAAGTTCGGGATAGCGAGCGATGACGGCTTTTGTGGCCGCGCTGCCGCTCAAGCCTTCGGCCTTAACGACCTCAAGGGCTTCGTTGAAAGTAGTCGGAGCTTTCGGCTCGGCCTTGACTTCGGTGGCAACGGCAACGGCCACGGGCTTTGCGCCGAAATTGGCAACGAGGGCTTTGAGTTCAGCGACTTCAGCGGCGAGTTTCGCGCTCATGTCTTCTTTGTCCTCGTCTTCAACAATAACAATTTCGTCTTCGGACATCTCCTTCTCGTCCTCCGGTTTCATTTCCAGAGCGGCGAACTTCGTGGAGGCTTCGGTCATGAAAGCCTCAAAAGCGGAGAGCTTGTCGTTGATCGGAGCGAGGGCGGCTGCGAGAGCCTCGGCAAATTGCTTTTCGTCCATAGCCTTTTTTCCGCTGTCAACCTTTGCGCTAAAGAGTCCGGTCGGATTTGCGGCGGGCGCATCGACCAGATCGGCGGAATAAATCTCGGAGCAACGCGCAAAGACAGTCTCGCCTTGTTCCTCATGCTGACCGCTGAAGCTGATCGAAAGACCGAAGGTGTCGGGCATCAGTTCGGCCATCTCCAAGATGCGCGGAGTCGCATCGTGATTCTTTAGCAAGTAGAGGTCGGCGCGTAGCTGATCGCCGTCGATGACGAAGTTCTTCAGCGTGCCGACAATCTCGTTGAATCCGGTGTAGTGGTCGGTCTTGACCTTCAGCCCGCCGCTGTAAGTCTCGGCGGCTTCCTTCACTTGCAGGAGGGTTTGCGCGTCGATCAGCATCCCGTGACCCTTGGCCTCGCCAATAGTAATCACGCTTACGCCTGCAATCGTTGCGGCCTGCGCGTCGATGGTTCCGTCGAGAACGGCGAAGTCAGTCTTGGTCATGACTTGCCGCGACTGTCAAAGCGAAGGTGGAGGCGGGGGGCTTGAACCCCCGTGCCAGTGGCCGCAGCCACGGTCGAAGCAATCGCCCCCGTTAAATGCTGTAAGGATTTTTCACTGCATCAGCCCTCGTCATCGTCGGCAGCGTCCATCTGCGCGACTCGCGCTGCGGCCCACGATTGACCCGCATCGCCGCCCCACAAGGCCCAAGCAATGCGACCCGCAGACGGATAGCCGTCCTCTCCGGGCTTAAAGCCTTGGCCCTGCTTATCGACTTCGTGACGAGAAAAATAGCTGTGCATACGGCGCACGGTGCTGACAGAAAGATTGGCGCGGTTCTTCAGATCGCGGGCGCGAGCGACTCCGACTTCCGTGCCGCCGCGATTAAACTCCTCGCGCCACTTCAGCCCCTTCTCGGCTTCGACGGCAAGTGCGGCGGTCGGCTTGAAATTGATGTGCGCGTATTTTGCGGGGATAGCGAAGTTGGTTTGCGATAGCTCCTGCTCCGGTGCGGCGGGTATCGGCGCGGTGACGGGGGCGCGGTTCGGATCGGTAGCGATAGACTCTTTGCCACCGCTAATCTCGGCAGGGCTAACGTCCATTTCATCGGCCATTTCTTTAATGTAGGCCGCTTCCTTGGCGCGTTGGCGGATGCTTGCCTGCCAATCCAGACCAACCTCGCCGTAAAGATCGGCGGCGGTAGCAAGACCCATGCGCCAGAGTTCAATGTCGGCGCGAGCATCGCGGCCTGCGTCGATGCTGACCGATCCCGGCCATTGCCATTGACCCTGTGCGACTTCGGGCGCGTTGGGCAAGAGTCCCTTGGCTGCGCCGTCCATGAGCGCAAGGCGCACGACTTTGTTAAGGAAGGACATTTCCAGTTGCTTGCGCCAAAACTCAAACGTGCGCTCGGCTTGGCGAAGGTCTTTGCGTGACTCTGGCCCCGCGCTTGGGCGGTCAAGGATCACGCGAGCCGAAGTGCCAAGGGCGCGGCACATCCGGTTCTCCAAGTATTGCACAAAGTTGGCGAAGGCGGCGGCAGGGCGGTTGTCGTTCTTGAAAACCTCCATGCTCTCGCCCGTCGAAAGGTAGTTAATCCGCCCCGGCTCCAGCGCGGTGAGCTTGATGTCGTTGCCGAATTGGTCGCGGTCGCCGCGAAGGACAGACGCCATTTCCTCATCCGCGCCGTATTCCGTCTTGACCACGCCTGCCTGCGAGGATGCCCAACGAGCGGCGAGCTTTTCGTATTCGATCAAGTCGGCTACGTCCTGTGCGTCATCAAGGATCGGAGCCATGACCGAGCGGCCCCGATATTCGTCAAGGCGAGTCGGGACAAAGACATGGCAGAAGTTCTCGGCGGCGACTTCCTCAAAGTTGCCGTAACGCCCGGAGCGGTCGCGCTCGTAAATGCGGTAGCTGACCGGACGGCCCAGCGCGTCGAGCGTAATGCCGCCGATATAGCGCGGGTCGTTTTGCTGAAGGTCGATGTCCCGCCCGATGCGGTCGGCGGTGATGGGTTGTAGCTTCAGCGAGCCGCCATCCCGCGCAATAACCACGCCGCAATCGCCATCGACCAAAGTAGCGCGAAGAACCAGTTGGGTGAGGGAAAGGAGGGAGTGTCTGTCAGTGATGTCGCAGTCATTGAACCATGCGTTCAGATACGCCTCAACGTCTTGGTCGAGGGCGGTGTCGCCCGTGCGGGCTTGGTAGGAAAGACTGCCTGCAACGTGAACGACGAAGTGCGTGAGGATCGCCCGGACGGTAGAGAAATTGTCGTCGAGATCGCGAGCGCGATTCATCAACCGGATGCGCTCAGTTGTGCCGCCAAGCTGTTCGGCGGGCATATTCATCCGCGCCATCGGGCGGTTGCGGGTGACCTTGGCAGCGTCGAAGCGGCTGAAGGCGGTTAGCTTCTGGCGGGCAACCTCCCGGCGCAGGGCTGCGCGGGGGCTAAACAAAGCAATCGTCTGGTCGATCAGATTCATGAGCGGACGCCAGAGAAGTCGGCGTAGAGCGTGCGGCGGCGACTACCGGAGGCACGGGTCAAGGCGGCTTGAATGTCGCCAAGCGTGTTTCGCATCTCGGTCAGATTGGCGCGGGAGAGCGAGCGGCCCCCGATGGAGTAGCTCACGCCGTTAGTCGCAACGGCTTTGATCGCGGCAACGTATTCGTCCCGAAGCTCCTCAAGGGTCGCAACGGGTAAGCCGAAAAAGTCGGAACGCGCCATGCAGTTGCTAAACTGTCAAAGGCCAAGCAATCGCATGAGGACGCGAGCCGTGGCCTCGACCGACCAGACAAAGCCAAGAGCGGCGAAGCAAAAGAGCAGCGCAGGAATAGCGGACGAAGGGCGTTGCTCGTTCACAGGCCAAACTCCGTCTTGAGTTGCACGGCGAGTTTCGCCAACCGCTCAAACTCATAAAGAAAGTCGCGGGCGGCATCGCGGTTCCACTCGGACGGGTGATGATATTGCGTCTTGAAGTTAAGGACAAAGGGCGGCTTCTCCTTGTCGCCTTCCCCGCTGTCCTGTTTTGGCTCCGGTTCGGGCAGGACGCCAGCGGCAACGTAGGCATCTTGCAATCCTTTGAGCGTGGGGTTCTCAGCCAAAAGTGCATCGAGATTCACTTTTGCCAGCTTCATCCACTTGGCGAGGGTGCGGTAGCCGCGCTCGCCAGCGTTGGCCTCCAGCCATGCTTGGAACTCGCCATGCGGCACAATCTCCTTGGCCTTCAAGCAAACCGCGCCCGCGTTCCATGCGTGACGGATGGCAAGCTCTGCCCCGGCTTGAGCAAGGGCAGCGCAGCGGTCAGCTTCGTCGGCGCAGCGGGTTAGCTCACGGGCGCAAGCGTCTGCATCAAGGCAGAGCGTGAGATCGAGAGACGGTGATACGAGTTGTAGGTCGGTGTTTTGCATAGATTTGATTTTCGTTCTTTGTGAACCCGCAAGGCGCGCGTTCGATATGATTCGCGGGCGGTGTCAGACTTCATGTGCCGCGCGGTGGGCAAATCCAAATCGTCCTTGATGGAAACGATGACCTTGGAGACGGCGGCACGGGTCACACCGTATTTCTTGGCAATCTCGGTCTGGCTTTCCGGTTTCCTGTTTATGACCGCCAGATAACATTCCGCCTTCATCGCGGTCTGCCGTGTCTGCGAATTGGTCAACGCTTGCAGGAGGCGGATTGCCGCTTCATCCCCGAAGGTGCGCGAGGCTTGGCCCCCGCCCTCCTGCGCCTCGTAGTCCTTCCAAAATTCCTTGAAGACTTCCAGCGACCACCAATCAAGCAGGGCGCGGAAGGACGCAAGCTGCGCGGGAGCGGCTACGCGGCAGCGAGCGTCGAGAAATAAATCTTCCGCCGTATCATGCGGCAGTTCGGGGCCGCAGGATGCTTCGTTGTAGTCAGCGGGGTCAGCGTGTTTGGAGTCGTGGGTTATCACGACTCCGGGCGGCACGTAGGCTCATGGGTGCGGAGATTAGCACAAAGCGGGAATCGGTCAAATGGGGCAAAAGAAAACCCCGCCTTTCGGCGGGGCTTCTTTGAGCGGCGTAGCGATTAGTCCCAGCACATCTCGCCTTCGATGCCCGCCTCGTTGAGTTTGCGCTGCAACGAGTGACCAGCCTTGCGGAGAGCCATGACCTTGCCCTTGGTCATTTCGCCCTCAAAGACGGCATCGTCGATGTCGGCAAAGAACGTGCTGCCCTCCATGCAATCCTTGAGGGCTTCGCGCTGATAGTGCCGCAGCGAATCGATGTCGATGGTCTTGGTCGCTTCGATGCTGGCGCGCAGTTCCTCAACTTGGCGCTCGACCTCGTTGTAGATGATCTTGGCCTCGGCCTCCTGCGTGCGGCAGGCGTCGAGGTCATCCGTTAAAGCCTCCGCAATCGCATCCGAAAGCGACAGACGGTGCTCGATGATTTCCCACTCGTTGTTGGTTAGCTTGATGATCATTGCGTGTCCTCCGGTTATTTAACGACTAAGCGAACGCGTCCATACTCGTCGATGACCGTTCCGGTCTGCCGCTCGTAAGCCGCGATGAGTCGCTGCGCCGAGCGGGCGAAGCGCATCACGCGATCGTCCCATCCGCCAGCACCGCACATCGTCTCGCTGGCGTAGTGGGCCGCGTCGGAAAGCAACTCGCCCATGTGCTGATCGTCGGCGCGCATCCAATAGAAGCGGCTGTTTTCTTTGATGATGTCGGGCGTGTCGCAATCGCGCTCGATGTGATCGTCGATGAACAAGCGCGGGAGGCGAATGACTTGCGCGGCGGTGGTGTTCCCCGCGCCCGTTGGTGTGTTCTGTGTTTTCATTACGCGATCAAGTTAAGGCAACCGCTTGTGTTTGTAAAGGGAAAAATTCATCTTTTTTTCATCTTTTTTTTAGCCCCTGTAACCCCTTGAAAACAGGGTATTTACCCTGTCGCCCCCTTGCGCTGAAGCGCCTTGAGGCGGCGAACCTCCCCGGACTTCTTCCCCGCCTCGGAGTAATGCGCCTTGCTGCGGGCCTTGGCCTTGCCTGTGCCTGCCTGCCCGCCCCTCTTGCCGAGGGCGGCGGCGGCTTTGCTGATGTCGGTAGATTTGCTCATACGGCGTAAGGGCTAGCGGTCACGATATACTCGTCCCGGTCGAACTCGACCACGATGATGTTCTGCGGCTCGGCCTCGTCAAGCACGGGCTTGGGGGCGGCGGGCTTGATCGGGAAGGGAATGATCTTGTCGGGTTTCATTGTGCCAACCTCCAGCAAGTGTGCGAATACTCGCGGCGAGCGTAGCCCTGCGTGACCTCGACAACGGGCTTGCCGTAGGCGTCTTCCCATCCGAATAGCTCGGCCTGCAATTTCCGCACTTCGTTGATGGCTTGGAAGTGATTGCAGCGCCGACGAACGAGCGTTTCGTCTTCCTCGTCCGCAGCATTGTAAACATCCCAAAGCCGCGAGCCGGGGTTCCAGTAAACAGCGGCAAATGGAGTGAGGCGACCATCCAGCATACGCCGGAACGTAAAGCCATCGCACCAGTAAGCGTCTGTCCACGCAATATTAATGCAGTCGTTTTTTGCGGTGTTGATAAGCTCCGCAGCTTTCCAATCGTTCATGCCGCCTCCCCGTGTAAGTCGATGGGCAACTCAAGTTGCGGATCGGCGGCTTGGATGCGGGCCAGTTGCACGGTGTGCGCGTGGCGAATGATGATCTCGGTCAGCTTGAGCGCGGACGGCAGATCGTAGTCGTGGGCCGCGTTGAAGTTTGCGGCGGCGATGGCGATTTCATTGATGTTCATGCGACCTCCTTTGCTGCGCGCTTGGCGACCTTGCCGCCCTTGGTGAGCGTAGCTTGATAGGCCAAGGCGCGGGCGCGCAGGTCGGCTTTCTCCGGCCCCGTCATTCCGAAGCGCGCCTTGGATGAGCCGACGAATCCGCCCATCATGTATTTGTGGCAGTGCACTTGGACGCACTTGAGGTCGGGATGATTCGGATGCCCGGCCTCCGCGCCGTTGAGCAGCTTCACGTGGGACACGCGATGCCATTGGCTGCGCTGACCGATGCACGGCACGCCCTCGGAATAAATCAAGTCTCCGGGCTTGAAGTCCTCCAGCGGCTTCTCGCGCTGTGCGTTGAGCCATTCCTGCGCTGCGCGCCCGCGCTTGGTTAGCGCGGCCCCGCGCCCGTGGCACTTGAAGCAAACTCCGTTGTGGACAGAATACGGCATCCGACCGCCCCCGCCGCAGCGGGAGCAGGTCGTGTTCTCGAAAAGCAGCTTGCGCTGCGTGGGTGATGTTGAGGTAATCATTGCCGTTAGAAACTGCTGACGATGATTCCGCCGTCGAACTCAATCAGTTGTCCGCGATCTGTGACGTAGCCGCGAATCGTCGTTTCGATCTCGTCCTCGTCGGCGTCATCGCTGACGTTGAGGCGATACTTCCAGCCCCGCCCGTCCCGGTCGGTTCCGAAGTAATCCTTTGCCCATTCTTGCAGGGACTCGTATTCGGAGAAGTCGCAGCGAATCGCCACGGCGTCGAACTCCATTTCCTCGCCGGAGCCTTCCTCGTATTCGACGAGGGACTCGGCCATTGCCAAGGCTCCTGCGGGTGTCCAGTTGGCGTTATCGTCGCGAAGCAAGCGCAGCGCGATTTCGTTTGGTGTAAGCGTCTCTTTCATTTTGTTCTGTGTTCTTTCGTTGTTGTTCAGCGGTTGCCGCCGCTGTCGTGGTTCGCCGTCTGGCTCACCGTTCCGCCCCCGGCGTGCGGGGGCGGATGTCGGTGCGTCAGTCCTTTCCGAAGAACTTGCGGATTGCCGAGGCGCAGGCTTGCGCTTGGAATCCCCTTCCGTTGTATCTGCCCGCCTCAATACCGAGGTCGGAGCAGATGCACTCCTGCACGGTCAAAGCGTAGATTGCTTTGATCTGCTCGATGACGTTGCCGCTGCTATCGAACAGCGTGGACTTCCAAGAGCTTGTGTCGCTCTTTATGTTCCTAGTGAAACGCTTCTGCAGCGCGACCGGGAACTCGGAGAGCATCGATGGATCATAGACCCCGTGGCCGTCCCCGCCGATCTGGTCGAGCAGCGCGAGGATTTGCTTACGCTGCGCGGGCTTGAATAAAGCTGCGGTGGTCATGTTACTTCCTCCGCGCTTTACGCGCTTTGCGTTTTTCCGCTCGCTCTTTGGCTATGCGGCGGCGGACTCCATCGACGTATAGCTCGGCTGCTTCAAAGCAAACCTCGCTCTTGCTGCGGCGTCCGACTTCGCGGATGCCGATGATTCCTCCGGGGTGGAGGGTGATGACCATTTCGGCGCGGACGCCGTAGGCCGCAGGGCGAGTTACCGCTCGCCGTGC